ATGGACGGAGAAGGAGGATTCAATCTGGGAAGATCCTCTGAGATATTAAGAGACGAAGTTAAATTTAGTAAATTTGTTGGACGTTTGAGAAAGAGATTCTCGAATATGTTCAATGATATGCTCAAGACTCAGCTTATATTGAAGAATATAATCACCCCAGAAGACTGGGAAACTATGAGTGAGCACATCCAATATGACTTTTTATATGATAATCACTTCTCTGAACTCAAAGAATCTGAGTTGTTAAATGAGAGATTAGGTAATGTAGCAAATGCAGAACCATATATTGGAAAGTACTTCTCACAAGATTATGTAAGACGTAAGATACTTCGTCAGACAGATGAGGAGATTATTGAACAAGATAAAATCATTGAAAAGGAAATTGCGGCTGGTATTATACCAGACCCAGATGAACCAGTTGATCCACAAACTGGTCAACCAATCAATGATCTTGGAGCACCAATTCAAGAACCAGATCTAGAATCTGAAGGGGGTGCAACCGAAGCACCTACTATCCCTAGTGGTGGAGAGATATAAATAAAATCGGTTAAAGTATAATTTTATTAAAATATGGAAGACTTAATGGACATGATTATCGCAGACGATTCGCCATCACAAGTAAGTGATACGATTAAGAATGCTTTATTTGCAAAGTCTGCAGAGCGAGTTGATGCCTTTCGACCTGATGTTGCATCTACAATGTTTGCAGATGATGAGGTGGAAAATGAAGTTGAAGCAGAGACTGAAACAGAAGTAGAAGCCGAAGCAGAAACAGAAATAGGTGACGAGGAGTAACCTATAAATAAATAGTAAAATGACTAGAGTATATCAATGACTGTAAGAACCGTCGGAATAGGATCATCTGTACCTCTGAATGCAACCGCAAAACTCTCAAATGCATTTAATGTGCAATCAACTGTGATGCGAATTGTTGCAAAGGGTGCAAGTGCTCATGTTGCAATAACCACTGGGCCATTAGCAACAAATACGGACTTTTTTATCCTTAGTGGTGAAGAAGAACAAATTGCTCTTACCAAAGGTTCTCAAGTAGTTGTCGGTATAACAACTGGAACAACAACAATTCTTGAAGCTCCAGAAGGAACACAAATGCCATTTATAATTGGTGATTATGTTACTCTAGATACTGCTAATGATACAAACTACACTACATTAATTAATCATGTGAAGGTTACTGATGTTAAAAACACTATACCAAGTATAGATGGTGGTGGTTATACAAGAAGTCGAGTAACAGTTGATGCTAATACTGCAGGTATTATCACAGCATATACTTCTAATTCTGGTGGATCACTTATGACATCTAAAAAAATATCAGCAAAAATAGCAGATGGTGAAACAGCAAGTTCAACCGCTTGTTTATACTTCCAACAAGTTCAAAAAACTGGATAACAAAAATGAAACTGATTAGAGAAGAAATCGAATCTGTAGAGTTTCTCGTCGAAAATAGAAACGGCAAGAAGTCTATGTATATCGAAGGTGTATTCTTACAAGGAAACATTAAAAACCGAAACGGTAGAATGTATCCGATGGAGACTCTTCGTAAAGAGGTTTCTCGTTATAGTGAGAATCATATTCAGTCAGGTAGAGCACTTGGAGAGTTAGGTCATCCAGAAGGCCCAACTGTAAACCTTGATCGCGTATCTCATAAAATTGTATCTCTCAAAGAGAGTGGATCCAATTTCATAGGAAAAGCAAAACTTTTATCAACCCCTATGGGTAAGATCGCATCTTCTCTTGTAGAAGAAGGAGTTAAACTCGGCGTATCTTCTCGTGGTATTGGTTCTCTCAAAATGACAAGAGAGGGAGTCAATGTCGTAGGTGACGACTTCATGTTAGCAACTGCTGCTGATATCGTTGCTGACCCTTCCGCACCTGATGCTTTTGTTGAAGGAATTATGGAAGGAAAAGATTGGGTATGGGATGGAGGCATACTTCGTGAGAGGGCTGCTGCTAAGACATATCAAACAATCAATACATTAACAGACCAGAAAAGACTGGATGAACAGAAATTAAATCTATTTAATGATTTTCTGTCTAATTTATAACTTTTCTAAATAAATATAGTTTTCAATCACAGCTCATCGGAGTACTCAAAATGTCTCGTGGCAAAAAATTACAAGAAATGGAAGTAAAGACACCGCAATCTAAATCCGCTGTCAATGCTAATGCTAAGCCAGGCGATCCAATGCCGAAATTAAGCACAGGTGGAACACCACCAACATATGAGGATCTAGGAGGCCCTACTCCAGAGAATTATAAGTCGGATGATGACTCTGCAAAGTTAAAGGAACCCGGTGGTTCTTTAAAGCAAGTTAAGGATGTGGTTAACAAAGGTGCTAAACCAGCAGAACCAATGAAATCAAAAGGATACAAGGAGGAAGAGGAAGTGGAAGTAACTGACGGTCAAGAAGTCGTTGCTGAAGACGAAGTATCTACTGATGAGGTTGTTGCGGAAGTCGAAGAAGATGCAATAACAGAAGAAGAAGTCGAAACATATGATATCGACGATGATGTCAAGGCTTTACTTGGAGGAGAAGAACTCTCTGAAGAGTTTAAAGCAAAAGCAAAAACAATTTTTGAGACCGCACTCAAGACAAAGGTTGCTGAAGTAAGAAAACTTCTCGAACAGCAGTATGCTGAAAAACTCGGAGAAGAAATTATCGAAGCAAAAGAAGCTCTCTCTGAGAGAGTGGACTCATACTTAGAGTACGTTGCTGACGAATGGTTCGTTGAGAATCAGTTAGCAGTGGAAAACGGACTTAAGGAAGAACTCACACAATCATTCCTCGGTGGAATGAAGAGTCTTTTTGAAGAACATTATGTACAAATCCCTGAAGACAAATACGATGTCCTTGAGAGTATGGTAGAAAAACTTGATGACATGGAAACTAAACTCAATGAGCAAATTGAGAAGAATATCGGATTAAACAAACGTCTCGCAGAGTCGGTTGCTGATGGAATTCTTGATGATGTTTCAGAAGGCCTAGCGTCAACACAGAAAGAGAAGCTTGCTTCACTTGCCGAAAGTGTAGAGTTTGAAAGTGAAAACAATTATCGTGAAAAATTGGAGACATTAAAGCAATCTTATTTTGCTCAAAACTCATCTCCAGCAGTTAAAACTGAAACTCTATCTGAAGGATTAGAAGCTTCACCTGAATCATCAACTGGTTCAATGGCTGCATACCTGAAGACACTTCAGTCATTTAACAAATAACTGATTTTAATATTAAATCAAACAAAAACTTTTTATAGGTAAATCCCAAAATGTTTCAATCCGAATCATTGCAGGAAAAGTGGAAGCCACTTCTTAACTATGAGGGCCTTGATGAAATCAAAGATCCCCATCGTAAAGCAGTTACTGCCGTCCTGCTAGAAAACCAAGAAAAATTCCTTAGAGAGGAATCTTCATTCTCATCCAACGGGATGTTGATGGAGCAACCAACAGTTAATACAAACACTGGTTCAACACCCGGTTTTAGTGCTAGTGCATCTACACCAGTCGCCGGTTTCGACCCAGTTCTAATCTCATTGATTAGAAGATCAATGCCAAACTTAGTCGCATACGACTTAGCTGGTGTTCAACCAATGAGTGGCCCAACTGGACTCATCTTTGCGATGAGATCTCGTTACAGCAGCATGACTGGAACAGAGACATTCTACAACGAAGTAGACTCTGCATTCTCTGGTCGTGACAAGGCATCTAATGTCGAGACCGGAATGGTCGATCCACTTGCTGGTATGGGTACAACTGCAGTATCTGCAACAAACCCAGCTGTTCTAAACCCAGTATCATCCGCATCCTCACTAGGATACAGAGTTGGTCAAGGAATGAGAACAGACGAGGCAGAATCACTAGATGGTACAGGCAATGATGCCTTCAACCAGATGGCATTCTCAATCGAGAAAGTCACTGTTACTGCTAAGTCAAGAGCCCTCAAGGCAGAGTACAGTCTAGAACTTGCTCAAGACCTTAAGGCAATTCATGGCTTGAATGCAGAAGCAGAACTTGCTAATATCCTTTCTACTGAGATCCTTGCGGAAATCAACAGAGAAGTTATTAGAACAATCTACAAGGTTGCTGAACAGGGTGCTGTACAGA